TTATAATATATTCTAACATTTGTTTATAAACTGGGTCATTAGTACCTTCTTTTGCCGCTTGAAAGGCCGCTAGTGCAAGACCTTCAATAATTACTTGCATACCGATAAATTTTAAATCCCATCTAGGGTCAGTAAGTATTTTATCTAGTAAACCTTTTAATGCTCTACCAACTGGCCATCTTTTTCCTAATCTTGTTTGAATATACTTATTAAATGCTTCAACGTGTCTTGCTTCATCAAAAGTTTGAGAGGCCGCATATAGTTTTGCATTAAATGTTGGCGCACATGATGTTAATTGACTTGCAACTAATAATGCGCCCTGTTCGCCATGAAGAAACTGACTTGTTCCCCAACTATCTAAATCGTTAAAAAACTCTTCACGTCTCATTCTATCCCAAGTTTTATATTGTGGGTGATTTATCCACTGAGCATCTTTATGTTCGAACTCACCATCTGGCATTGTATCATTTAATTCTGGTGACCAGTCAACATCGACTTCTACATTCCAATTAAGTTCTTTACCTAATTCATATAGTTTTTTAATACGATTATCTTGAACAGTATAATCCCAGTTATAAGAACCAGTTAAAGGTGTTTGAAAAATTTCAACAACATCTGTTGGGTCTAAGTTTGCAGGATATTCCTCTCCGTTATATTCGACTATGTTTTTTGGAGTTTGAGTTTTTATTATTTTCATATTAGGTTTGTGCGATTATCTCAAATTGACTAAATCTAAACGTAGCATCAAAAGTTAAGTACGTTACTGAACCAGTCGTAGTAACAAAGTTTATAGCACCTAAACCAGTAGGTAAACAATCTTTGTATCTAATTTTTTGAGTTGTGTTATTGTGACTCGATAATATTGCAAGAGTTATATCTGCATAAGTTGGAAATTTAGTATTTCTTTGTATAGGATTTACTTGTCCATCATTTACTAGTCGTTGTAACCAATTAAACATTTCATTATAACCAGTCATGTTTTCATCAAGTATTATTGTAAATGTAATTTCACCATGAGTTATTTTATCACCAGCAAGTGGTACAGATGTAATTCTTCTTGTAGGCAACTCGACAGGATTTAATTGAACACTCGGGTGTGCAACACCTTGACAAAAGTATTCTAAATTAGGATATTTAACTCTATCTATTAAAAGTTTAAATCCAGTTGGTTGTAGATAATTTAGATTCGTGGTTAGATTCTGGTCATCTACTTGTACTGTTGAGTTTACTGCCATACATCTATTTATATATTTTACAACCTGCAAATTAGTGGTTGACAAAAGTTGCCGAGATATATATAATACTACACAATTGTGAGGAACATTCAATGAAAATTGCTATCTTAAATGATACCCATTGCGGTATTCGTAATTCTTCTGATATATTTATGGACTATCAAGAATTATTTTATCGTGATGTATTCTTTCCCTATTTACTAGAAAACAACATTACAAGAATATTACATCTTGGTGATTACTACGATAATCGTAAAACAGTCAATTTCAAATGCTTAAATCATAATCGTAAAATATTTCTTGAGAAACTAAGAGAATATGGTATGACTATGGACATTATTCTAGGTAATCACGACACTTATTTTAAAAACACGAATGAGTTGAACTCACTAAAAGAATTACAAGGTCACTATATGAATGAAGTAAATATCATTCAAAAACCTACTGTCATGGATTATGATGGATTAAAAATAGGTCTAGTGCCATGGATTGCAGATGACAATGAAAAAGAATCACTAGAGTTTATTAACAATTGTAATGCATCTATCATTGGTGCCCACTTAGAACTAATTGGTTTTGACATGTATCGAGGTATGCCAGCACATGACGGTATGGATAGAAAATTATTTGATAGATTCGAAATGGTATTGACTGGACATTTTCATGCTAAGTCTTCTCAGGGTAACATACATTATCTAGGGGCACAAATGGAGTTCTTCTGGAATGATTGTGGCGATAAAAAATACTTTCATGTTCTTGATACTGAAACAAGAGAAATAGAAGCAATACTAAATCCAAACACTATCTTTGAAAAAATATATTATGACCACGAAAAGATAAATGACTTTCAAGATTTAAGATATCTAGATAATAAATTTGTAAAACTAATTGTAGTCAACAAAGGTGATAGTTACAAGTTTGAAAGATTTGTTGATAGAATACAAAGTCAAAAAATACATGAACTAAAAATTGCAGAAGACTTTTCTGAGTTTATTGGCACAAATGTAGATGACGGCGAAATAAACATTGACAATACTGAAACAGTAGTGTATAATTACATCGACTCAGTACAAACTGATTTAGATAAAAATAGAATTAAAAGAGAAATATCATCTTTGATGACAGAGGCACAGAATCTTGAAATACAATGAGCAAGTGGCATGGTGGTAAAGGTTCAAAACAAAGACCAACTGACAGGAAAAAATATGAAGAAAACTACGAAAGAATATTCAGGAAAAAACAGAAATCTAATTCTAGAAATGAAAGTGAGAACGATGAACGGGATTCCATTTCATGAACCCATACCAGAAAAAATAAAGAAACAATATAATTTATGATACATTTTGAGAAATTGAGGTACAAGAATTTTCTTAGTACCGGTAACAACTTTACAGAAATCGATTTTGAAAAAACACCAACTACATTAGTAGTCGGACAAAATGGTGCTGGTAAATCTACAATGTTAGATGCGATATCTTTTGGGTTGTTTGGTAAACCACATCGTAAGATATCTAAAATGCAGTTAGTTAATTCTGTCAATCAGAAAGGTACTGTAGTCGAAGTAGAATTTAGAATCGGCAAAAAACAATTTAAAATAGTTAGAACAATCAAACCAAATAAGTTTGAAGTCTGGATAGATGGTAACATGGCAAATCAAAACTCTCATGTTACAGACTATCAGGCAATGCTAGAGAAAAACATTCTCAAATTAAATCATAAATCTTTTCACCAAATTGTAGTTTTAGGGTCTTCGAGTTTTATACCTTTTATGCAGTTATCCTCACAACAACGTAGAGGTGTAATCGAAGACCTACTCGATATTAATATGTTTTCTATAATGAATCAATTGTTAAAAGAAAAGATATCAATCTTAAGAGAAAAGATTACACAAAACGAAAATGATATTAATCTAGTTGATTCAAAAATAAATGCACAGAAAAAATATCTAAGAGATATAGCAAGTGTAAATGCACAGTTTAGAAAAGAAAAAGAAGACATGATTGTTTCTACTCAAGAAGACATTAGAGTACTGAATGATAAAAATATAGAATTAACTAAACAAGTTGATATGTCATTACAACCTGCAATAGACATGCAAAGTTCTGTAATAAAAGTAAAAGAGAGGTTTGAAGAAACTGTCGCAAATATAAATGCACAATTTAAAGTTGTTAAGAAAGAACATAAATTCTTTTCTGAAAACGATGAATGTCCTACATGTAGTCAAGAAATAGACTTGAAATTAAAACGAGAAAAAATAAAGACAACTAAAAAAAGACTAGACGATTTAAAAGTAGGTTTAGATAAATCAGATACAGAAAGAGAAAACTATAAAAAATCAATACAACTATTTCAAGATACGATTGATGATTGTGCAAAATATAATTCAGAGATATCTGGTAATAATAAAACTATTGATAAATTAAATAAAGTAATTGATTCATTAAGAAATGAAATAGATTCTAAAATAGAATCAAGTGGCGATTTATCAGATGCGAATGCAGACCTAGAAGAATATAGAAAAGAGAAAGAAAAGCATCAAGACGAAAAATATAAATTGAATGAACAGTTTTCTTATCATCAAGTAAGTGGTGAACTGTTAAGAGATACTGGTATCAAATCAAAAATAATAAAACAATATTTACCTGTAATAAATAAATTGACTAATCAATATTTACAGACACTAGATTTCTTTGTTCACTTTGACTTAGACGAAAGTTTCGTAGAGACTATTCGTTCTCGTCACCGTGATGCTTTTACTTATGATTCTTTTTCAGAAGGTGAAAAACAAAGAATTGACCTGTCATTATTATTTACTTGGCGACAAATCGCTAAGATGAAAAATAGTGTAGCAACCAATCTTCTGGTACTTGATGAAACATTTGATTCATCTTTAGATATGGAAGGGGTTGACAATTTAATGAAAATACTGTATACTTTGCAGGAAGATACAAAAGTATTTGTAATATCCCATAAGGGAGAACTTGAGGATTCAATCTTTGATAGAAAGATTGAGTTTATCAAAGATAAGAACTTTAGTAAAATTAGATAGGAGTATATCATGGAACTAAGTGACCAAACGA